ATGATATCGATGCTAAGTATCAGATACCTGGCAACGAATTAGTTAATCGTATCTCAATTGATGATAAGAAAGCAGTCATCAAAACCCTGCCAACAGGTGAGACATCAGCCATTGGAGTAGTAGGTAATCGCTATAAAGTATTTCAGAACAATGAAATCTTTAGCACATTAGATAACCTTATTGATTCTAGTGGACTTAGATACGCAGCAGCAGGTGAGTATGATGGCGGTGCAAAAGTATGGATGCTAATGGAAACTCCAATGGAGATGACCATTGCCGATGACCCACATTCAGCCTTCTTACTTGCACGTACTAGCCACGATGGCAGCAGTTCAGTTATAATTAAACCAGTAATTGAACGACTGTTTTGTATGAATCAAATTAATAAAATATACAAGAACAAGAACAAGTATACTTATAGTTTAAACCATACAAGCAATGCCTTCCTATCCGTATCAGAAATTAGCAACATCATAAAACTAACTTATGATATGGCTAATGATTACACTGCACTAGCAGACACATTACTTGGTAGACAAGCAAGCCATGAGCATGCAAAGAATTACTTTAAGCGTGTGTTCGCACTGCCTACTAAGTTAGAAGAAGCACCATATGACATGCTATCTACAGGTGAGAAGAAGCAATACACCAATGCTATGAAGGCTAGAAGTTTGGCCTTCAATATCTATTCAACCTCAGAGACACAGGAAAACATACGAGGCACAGAGTTTGGTATGTGGCACGCAATCATAGAGTGGGCTGACTACAATGCTAAAGGTAAGAACCTTGCAGTTAGCACAATGGCTGGACGTAATGATAGTATTAAGTCCAAGGCTCTTGAATTGTTAGGTGTTTAATGGATAGAAAAATAAGTCCAGGAACAGCAGCACAAAGTCATGCTCGTAAAGAGTTACTAAAAAGACATCGTAAAGAATATGATGAAATTTATCGTGCAGAAATGATACGATTAGGTGGTAATCCAAAGCCAACAACAGAAGAAAAAATCCTTTTGTTGCAAGACCAAATAGAACAATTAAAAAAGGAGATAGAATGACAATGTATTACAGTGAGGTGGATGGTGCTGAACCAACAGTATCCGTCCAAGTATCAGGTACTAAGTATACCTTTACCAATGAATCTCTTACGAGATTAATAGAAGACAAAGAGAACCTCAAGGTAGAAGTAGCCCAAGCCGAGCGTAAAGTTAAGAGTATGGGCTGGGATGTACGAGAGTTCTTTGAGTCAAGAAAAGATGGTAACAATACTGATGACATTACCTGCACAGTTGAAGATATAAATGAACTACTCAGAAGTCTAGGGGTAGACCAACTAACCAACACTTGGTCGGCAACAATATTTATTACAGCCACCATCACAGGTATAGAAGCACCAGATAAAGAAACAGCAGAAGAAATGGCTAAAGATAATATTGATGTTAACTACAATGATGATGGCGACATCTGGGTAGACGACATCGAAGTGCAGTCAGTGCATCCTGAAGCATAGTATGTGATATACTAATCTTGAGTGCCCTGGTTTCGGCTATCTCCTTTCTCAGGGCAACTCATAAAAGGAGAACATGACATCAATAGAAATAGATAGAGATAGGTACGGTAGACCATTGATAGTGCCACCCAAAGGTGGCAAAGCAATAGCCTATACAAGAGCAACCACAATTGCTAACTCATTAGATGATGCATCAGCATTAGTAGCATGGAAGATGCGGATGGCAGCAATCGGGTTGACTACACGACCAGATATATTATTATCTATTAGTGCAGCACAAGAAGATAAGATGGCAGTTAACTCTTTGATTGAAGATGCTATGCAAGTAGCAGGTGCAAACAAAGCAGCCAACATCGGAACAGCAATCCATTCATTTGCTGAACAATTAGATTTAGGGCATGACCTAGGTGCGGTACCAGCAGAATGGTTACCAGATGTTAAAGCCTATGAACATGCAACTAAAATTCTCAACAACAAGTTCATTGAACAGTTCAGTGTGCTAGACAAATACAAAGTTGCTGGCACACCAGACAGGGTTGTTGAGTATAAAGGCGAGTTGTTTATTGCAGATATTAAGACTGGTCGCATAGACCATCCAAGTAATATCGCAATACAGTTAGCAATCTATGCTAACGGCTTGCCGTATGATGGTGCTACGGCAACCCGTAGTACATGGGGCGAAGTAAACAAAGACAAGGCAATCATTATCCATCTACCCGCAGGAACAGGCACGTGCAAGTTAGTGTGGATAGATATTAAAGAGGGCTGGAAAGGTTTACAATTAGCCATGAAAGCAAGGCAGTGGAGGGACCAGAAAGGTCTGACCACTGAATTTGAATAGGAGAATGATGAGTAGTACAGAATCACCAATCAGTATCAATCTCAAAACAGCAGCAGGTACGCAGATAACTTTGCGTGCAGATACAGCAGACCAATTTGCTGACATGATTGCACAAGGTATACATACAATTACCGATGCAGTTACTGAAGTAGAACTAGCAGTCAAAGGAACAACAGGCAACAAGCCTATGTCCGTGGCAGATATTGCTTCTAGTTTTAATTCAAACATCTCATCCACAGAATCAGGTGGAGAAGAAACAGTAGAAGATAAATGGGGTAACACTTGGGTATACAACAAACCAGGTGCACCATCATGTGAACGTGGAGTTATGGTTCTTAAGTATGGAAAAGCACAAAGCACAGGCAAGCCATACAAAGCATTCTATGACCCAGCAGCAGGACCTAACTGGTCAGGGCCTAAAATCCCAGCAGAACTACGTACTAAGCCAATTTTTGCTTAGTGTCTGATAGAAAACGGGGCGTAGATAAAGTGCTACGCCCCGTTTCTAATAAAGGAGAGCAATGAAAACATTAATTAGAAGTGTTAACAATACTAATGTAGGTGGCGAGCCACTACCAGCAGTGTTTAAAGTATTTGAAAACGCAGGTATGATATTACGCAGAGCAGAAGTAACAGTCATAGCAGGTACACCTGGCGCAGGTAAGTCATCAATTGCTCTAGCAATTGCAGCAAAAACTAAACTACCAACCCTTTACTTTAGTGCAGATACTAACGCACATACAATGGCAATGAGATTGATTGCAATGACTGGCAACATCAGCCAACAGCAAGCCGAACAGTTAATCAAACGGCAACCAGATAAAGCAAAAGAAGTATTAGGTAATGGCAACCACTTGTTTTGGTGTTTTGAATCCAGCCCCACACTAAAAGATTTAGATGAAGAAGTATCAGCATTCGAAACTATATGGGGCAGAAGCCCAGCACTTATAGTTGTAGATAATCTTATGGACATAGCAATGGATGGGCACGATGAGTTCGGTGGTATGCGTGCAGCCATGAAAGAACTTAAGTATCTAGCCAGAGATACAAACGCAGCACTACTTGTATTGCACCATACTAAAGAAGGATATGAAGGCAGTCCGTGTCAGCCAAGGTCATCTATCCAAGGGCTAGTCAATCAGATACCAGCAATGGTATTGACTATTGGTCAGATGAAACAAGCAGATATGAACTATCTATGTGTAGCCGCAGTTAAGAATCGCTATGGCAAAGCCGACCAAACAGGCAACAACTATGTTACTCTCGCATTTAATCCTGAGTCTATGTATCTAGATGATGTCATAGTCAGGTACATGCCACCACATCAGGAGGAATTAGAGTGAGTAACCCACGCAAAGCAAAAGGTTCTAGCGCAGAAAGAGATGTAGTTAATTGGTTAAAGAAATGGTTTCCATACGCAGAACGTAGAATAGCAGGGGCACATCTAGACAAAGGAGATATAGCAGGAGTTAACGGTGTAGTTATAGAGGTAAAGAATCATAGACGAATAGATTTATCTGCATGGATAAAAGAATTAGAAATAGAAATAAAGAATGACAAAGCATGGACAGGCGTAGTATTACACAAACGTATAGGTAAAGGAGATGTAGGAGAATGGTATGCAACAATGCCAGCAAAATTATGGATAGAATTAATCAATAAAATCAATGATAAAACATGATGTATCTGGCTACCTACTACACGTAGGCGCCACACTGCCAGCAGTTGGGCATGGCTGGCGCAAGATGAAGTGTCCTTTTCATGGTGACAAGCATGCATCAGCAGCAATAAACTATGAAGACAATAGATTCAAATGCTTTGGCTGCGAAGCACAAGGTGATGTATATGATTTAATAATGTATAAAGAAGGAGGTAATTATATTGAGGCTGTCAAATTCGCAGAGAGCATATCTCTTGCAGGCAACAGACCAGTACAAAAAGGATTTACATCTGGCAGAAAGATATCTTTCAACTCGGCATCTATCGGTAGAAGAGGGCAGAACATTTAGTCTAGGTGTAGTGGCAGACCCATTGCCAGGACATGAAGCATACAAAAATAGATTAGCAATCCCTTACATCACACCGTCAGGTGTGGTTGATATACGCTTTAGAAGTATGAACAATAACGAAGACCCAAAGTATATGGGTGTACCTGGGGCTAAGACTACGATGTTCAATGCACAAGTAGTACTAACAGCAGGTAGTTATGTATGTGTAACCGAAGGTGAAATTGATACAGTTGTTTTGTCAGTTAAAACAGGACATCCATCAGTTGGTATACCTGGAGTTAACAACTGGAGACCATACTATGCCAAGATACTAGATGACTTCGAAACAGTAATCGTATTAGCAGACGGTGACAATGCTGGCTTAGAGTTTGGTAAAAGACTAAGCCGAGAACTACATAATGTTAACCTGTTGCAGATGCCAGAAGGGCATGATGTTAATAGTATTATTGTGCAAGAAGGAAAGGAATGGATAGATGAGCGAATTAAAAAATGTTTGGGACAGTAACGATGACTTCTGGAATTTTATTGGAGACAATAAAAAGTTAGTTGGCATCGCTATCTCTGGCAATCAAGGGCTAGACATACTTAATGCACTAAGAGATATCTATTTAACCATACAAGAAGAACCACAAGATGCACTTAAGATGCTTACATTATTAGGCACAGTTATATATGCAAGCAGTATAGGAGAAGGCAAAGAATTTGCCGATGAGATACAGGTAGTATCAGCCATGGAACAATTCGATACCAGTATGAAGGAGATGTTAGATGAAAAACCCAAGTGATGTTGATGTAATCCTCAACGAACTGCGTACTATTATGATGAAGAAGCAGGAAGATTACGGACCTTTGAACATCGCCCTTGCCCCTGGCGGTGCGATGAATGGGCTGCGTGTGAGGATGTATGACAAACTGGCTAGACTAAATAACATGGCTGGTAAGGACGCCACGCCGAACTTTGAATCAATTGAAGATACCCTTATAGACC